CGCAAGAGAAGGCTGACATGTTCTTAATAGTGGCCTCTGAAAAGCAAACGACTGCACCTTGCGGGCAATCCCATGCGATCTAGATGGACAGTCTCCTACGGGGCCTGCCCCGATGACTACTAAGAAATCAAACAATTCCCGCAAGCCTACTCGTCCCAAGACAGCGAGTAAGCCCAAGAAAACTATGTCGAATAGCCCTTTTTCCGTGGGCCCCTTGGAGCACGTCTCCCCCTCCGCTACCCCTGCAGGCATCTATGAATCAATGCGTAGATCCCAGAAGTCTGAGATAATTTCTGACATGGAACCCATCCATGAGAACCTGACCCACACGACATTCTTTAAACATGTCTTTAATGTGAATCCTGGTAACTCTGGGTTGTTCCCACGCCTCAGTAAACGTGCTATGACTTACGAGTCGTACCGTTTCAAGAAATTAGTTCTCCACTACCTGCCCGCTACCGCCACTTCAGTTGTTGGGGCTTTGGGCGCCCAGTTCTATACCAATATGATCCGTCTCATGCCTAGTTCTCTTAACGAGTTCCTGCAAAGCGACAGATCCGCTACTGGTTCGATTTGGTCCCCAATTCGCCTTGATCTGAAAGCAGACAACAAGTTCCGTTTCATCCTAGATGATTTAACTGTCCCAGCTGATCGTGATGATCGGCTAGACAATTGTGGAAAGTTGCTCCTTGCTGCTGGCGGCTCCACCATAGTCGGACATAGTTCTGGCTTTTGGTGGCTTGAGTATGTAGTTGAGCTCAAAGACCCTGCAGCACTCGACTTTGCCTCCCCTCTTGATGAGTTCGGTATTGATAACTTATCAATCACCCTTCCAACAGTGGTCACAAGCCGTGACGACTACTTGTTTGGGTCTACTATAAGTAATACAACATCTTATGGTAACCTTGAACTCAGCCCTGGGACTCTGGCAACTGGTGACCAACTTATTGCCCTCCAACCTGCAGAGGGGACCATGTATGTTCGCATCAACGGTACAGGTTTCGACCTGGCCTATGACAGCATTGAAATCATGAATCCCGACACCGGTTCAGCCACTACCGCTGCCATCACAACTGACGCGTGGACAACCACGGCCATCAGTAACTTTGTGAATGCGACCGGTACAGTAATTATGGCTGAGGTCTCTGCAAAGATCCTTCCTCTACTTGAAGCTGCCGCCCATTTTGGTATTAAATTCCTCCTTCGCCGTGCGACATCCAGTCTTGCTCAGGTCATCAACAAGCCCTGGAACCTTCGGTTCCTGCCTAATGATGTCTTGAGTATAACCTGGCCTGTCGGCGACGCAAACCTCTTCGGTTCTCCCATTCCAATGGTGAGAAACTTTGAGGGGAATTATGTCCCAAGGCTCCGAGCACCTCTCAAGTACCGGTCTGTAAAAAGGGATCAAGCAATAATTAAACTAAAGCTACTCTCCCCCAGACCCTCCTTGCCTCCCACGGAAACTGCCAACTCTTCCGGCACTGACCCAAGTCAGACTGTCGTTGTGAAGAGTTCAACATCTCCTTCCAAGTTCATCTTTATCTGATGAACTTCATTGAACGTTTGACCTACTCTGCGATGTGCTGCAGACGGTCCCCAGACCCCCCTTGAGGTCGCAACCAAAGAATAACCCATCCCTTTGAACCGGATGGATTTGCGCTTCGTTCCTATCGTTCCTCGAAGCAAGACGATCAAGTCTTGGATGCAAGTAATTAAAGAATGAACTAAAG